CAGATCAGTACTTTAAGGGGTACTTTTCCTTTCGTAGCGACTTACATATTCTTCCCATGATAGCAAATGCTTACATGGTAGATAAAGCGCAAGATCATATTTATCTACAATCTTACTAAGATTGGAAAACCAATTTTCGAAAACATTTCGACCATGCCAAAAGAATTCGGAGAGAGCTGAATCCAACACTTGAGCTGCTAATTGCTTATCAGATAAATGCTTACTCTTGACTCCTATCATAAGAGATTTAATTATGGATCGAATATCCAATGGTGCTACATACCGATTTAGATCACCTTCCCAACGCCATTTACGCTTCAAAAAATCAGCTTCAAATATATTAATATATGGGCGCGACAGTGTTTCTTTGTCGGCCATTGTATATTTGACTCCTATATCTTTGAGAGTATGTGCCAAGGTAGAGTGATTAAACCAATATGCGTTATTAGACACCCCCATTCCATTGTCATCTCCATAAGTCATCAATTTAACATTATCTCGAAAAGATACAATCTCTTTTCTAGGATTCAACTTATAATAGCAATAACGCATATACATGCAATTAATTATACCATTAAGAGTCACAGTTAAAGCCTGACCACTAGGATTAATTCCATAAAACTGCACTAAATCACCATGATACTCAACCATAGGAAAAGTAACATCTTGGGCTATTGAATAAATAGCTCGCACGTGATCATCACTAGCACCACAAGCTCTATGGAATTTTGCAATTAAATCGAAAGCTGCTAACATGAAATTAGATCTCATGCTAGTATCAAAACCAGCAAAATCACCGAATATACAATTATTTTCTCCAAATGTTGTAAAATATTCGAATAAACCTTGCCAGTCTTCACTTTGCGTTTCTATACCAGGCGCTCCCTCAAAAATGTATCGATTCATCTGAGCAACACGAATAAATGAGAGCAATGCAGATCTCATCATTAATGTGAAATCAACTGGAGCTCCCATGAAAACACGAACTTTACCACTATTAATCTTTCGTAGTGGTAGAGCTTCATCCTTTAATGAAGCTCGGAAAACTGGATAGTTCCTTTGACCATTAATAGCACGAGTACAACACTCATCAAATTTCTTTTCAATCTCTTTAAAGAATTTAACTGGGTGTTGGTGAATTTCATTAGGTTGTAGCTCATCCATGAATAACCGCTTCTGTTTGTTATAAGGGAATCCCATGGATGAATTTTTATTGATTGAATCAATAAATCTCCGCCCTGGTACACCATTTACTACAGTATCTAGTGGTAGAACTTGTATTTCATCCTTACTAGCATTCGGGACTAAATCACACCATTCTTTTAACATTTGTGATGTGATTGTATCCAAAATTTCAGAATCCACATAACAATCAGCAGAAACCAACTGCTGAAGATTTAGTTTCCAAGGAACATCAGTTGTTAGATTTGGTTCGAAATAATCTTGATCATAACCAAGTTGACGAATATCGTTAAACATAATATGCTTATCAACGTGAGTTCGTCTTAGAGTCTTAGATGCTATATTACCATACACATCTATACACCCATTATTTATAGAACGTAACACAGAGCTAGCTTTAATAGCACCTAATTTGATACCCTCTCCCCATTGAG